CATACCATCCGTGATCTCAGGCATTGCACCACACGTAAGCTGGACGCTTGATGCGAGAGACAGGCGTTGCTTGGCGGTCAGGCCGTAATCATCGCTGATCATACGGACAGCCTCCTCGCTCCCCTCAGTGATGGCATTCACGGGGTTGTGTTGGTAGGTGACCTCGTCTTCCCTCGCCCTGTTGGCCGATAGGGCCATCGTAAGCGAGGTCATGTGTTCAAGATCGAAGTCAGGGTCAGGGTTAGCGTTATCGTCTGTAGGCATAGGCACCTCCTTTGCAGGGGCTGGTTTCGTGTGATGGGCGGGGTGCGCCACAACATCTGGAACGATCCCTGCGGACTCGCTCCAACACAGGTCGTATTCGGGCAGACCTTCGTGTATTGCGACGGTCAGCCTCTTATCGGGGTGGTTCGCTTGGTCTTGAATTTGTGTGTGATACCCCAAAAGCGGCTTGCACGGGTATCGTTGGGCCATGACAGCCTTCGTAGGGTCGTTCACTGCGGCCCTCATCAGGTGCAAGCTGTCTGCAAGGCTGTCTTGCGCTGTACCTGAGTCGGTGCCTTCCACGATCATCAGTTGTATGACATCGTGTAAGAGGTGTGCGCTCAACAGGTTTACGATCTTGCTGAACGGCTTGCCAACTGCTCTCTCAAGTTCACGAACATTGATCGTGACTCTGTCTGCAATGTTGTACTCGAGAATGGCTGTGAACATTTTCCTCAACCCCTGTCGGCGATCATTCGCCAGCTTTCGGTTGAGATCTCGGATCCGCTCTGCCATAGCAAGGGGCGTTGCGGGAATTGGTTGGGTCATATCGAACCTCTTTCAGTAATGGTTAGAATTTTCGTTTCAATCGTCTGCTCTCCTACTCTCTTTGAGAGAGAACGCGCGCAGGTGCGCACGATTGCGAGGCTAGTCCTTTCACCATTTGCCTCTCGTGATCGGTCTGTCTTGGAATACGCATTCGTTGCTCACCCAAGTGCGGTCTGTTTTGTACGTAACCTCGCCGCAACCAACGACCCATTCGATCATGATCGCGAGTATGATCACCGCCGCTATGGCGAGGGTGACTGCTGTCCCGACGAGTTTTGCAGTACGTGGGTTGAATGTCGGCAGCCCCCACCAAGGTCTGGTCGGCGCTGTCTTGGGGCTGTCGTCTAGTGGCCGGATAATGCCACGTTCATCAACGTAAAGCTGATTGGCGATTACCGCGCCTTCGTAGGTTTTCTTTTCCATATCGTGGTACTCCTGTTGTCAGGGATGTGTAGCATATATCATACACATCCCAAGGTTTCAAGGTTAGTCTTCGTCCGTGAGATCGTCTGCTTCCTCGTCTACGCCGCTGCCGAGTTCGTGTTCTTCACGGCCTCTCGCGTAGTCGGGGTCGGTTTGGATGTATTCACGAACGGATATCGCAAGCCATGTGATGCGTTCGTAAATCTCCTCGGCGTCGAGGGTCTTCCCGTACGGATACCACGCATTATCCGAGACGAAGGCGCGAAGTTTGTCGTCGTCCCAATCTTCGAAGTCATGCGGTAGCGACTTGCACAGGTAGTGCGACGATGCCCACACGTAGTCGCCCCTGTTTATCGGGTCGTTATGGTCGCGTGGTGGTCCCGACCAGATAGGCGCAAGTTTCTTCTTGTACGGCACGTCAACCCAGTGCTTGTGAACCTGTTTTTGCCAGTATGGGTCGGCAGGTTTTTCGTCCTCGCCATTTTTGCCAGACAAATACGCTGGGGTTTTGTCATACAAACGTATGAACTTTTTGCCGAATAACCCGGCGAACCATCGTATGAGGGTCGTCGGTTGTACAAACAGTTTTTGCATTTTTGTGTCTCCTTACACGTTGATGGGGTTGTATACGAAAAAATTCCCCCACCGCTTTCTGCGGTGAGGGTTCACTGCGGTTGCTATCTCCGCGTCCTCGCTCATAGGCCGTTTGATCAGCCGCTCTTTGCGACGGCTTGGGCTGTCGTGCGCGTTGTCATGCACGGCGAATGGCTTGCGTATGCGAAGCCCCTTCGCACTTGATGCCCTTCCGGGTTTTGCGCTAACCCTCACGAGAGGGTTGTTTTTTTGCCTTGTATACGATTTTCCAAGGGCATGTGGCCCGTGGTTCACAACATTTTTGTGTCCTCCTATGCGTTGTTGCAATCAAAAAAAAACCCCCACGTGCGAACACGTGAGGGTTTTGCTTAATCCATTTCGGCGAGACGTTCCGCGATGTCTGCCTTCACGGCGAAGCGCCGTATTTTGTTGCACATTTTCTGCAACACCTTCGTGGATGACGTGCATGTCTTCCACGTTTGACCCGAGAAATGCCAGTGGCATTCTCCGCGTTTTTGTGCGTAGCGGTTGCTTTTTGCGTCCGCAAAGTCATACGCGAGCCTTCGCTCACGTCTATGCGTAGGTTTTGCCATTTTTTCGCTCCTTCGGCGTGGTTGGCGTTCACACGAACAAAAAAAAACCCCCACGCACGAATCTCCATGCGTGGGGGTCAACCCGCGGGTTACGAAATGCTATCGAGAAACTTCTGCATCTCCGCGATCTTCGCGACCAGCGCGTCCTTCGCGACCGTTTCCTCCGCGGTCAACACGACCTTCGCGGTGGAAGCTTTGCGAGCCTTGCGGGCCTTTGCAGGTGCAGGTGTCAGCGCGGCTACGAACGTCATCACCGTTTCGTAGTTCGTCTGGTTGCGATCAGCCAAGCGTGTCTGCGCGGCAATCGCGTCCGCGGAACGATTTTCCGCGACGTACTCTGCGACCCGTGCCAGCCTTTTGTCCTTGCGCCTGAGAAATTCGTTCGCGCAACCCTGCGCGACGCCGATTTCTGCGGTGGCGGAAGCGATTTCGAGAAGGCCAGCGGCCTTTGCTTGCGTATACGTCATGATACGTGTACTCCTGCGAGAGCTAGCTTGACCGACATGATCGTCGACCAACTGTTCTCACTAGGTTAGGCTCTCCTACTCTCTTTGAGAGGTAGTCGCGCGCGCGAGCAAGATCTTGAAATGATTGGCAACACCCTAAAGGGTGGCAATTAGATGCCTCCCAAGGAGTGCAAAATACATACACGCGTAACCACGGTTCGCGCGAGAGTCCCTTCGTGGGACTGAAAAACCGCAGAAATCCGCCGTTTTCTCACATGATGCACAGGAAGTGTGACAAAATGCGAGATGGGGGGCGCGGGGGGTGACCGCCGCCGTCCGAAAATTTTTAATCTTATGGTGTGCAGGAATATATTTCGGACCACGATTTGAAAACTTGTCTGACTTATGATAATAAGATGGCTATATGTATGAATTGAAAGTGAAAAACGGCGTATATAAGGCGGATAGTTTGTTTGCGCTGGTAAAAGCTGTGCTAATACACAGGTTTCGCCATCTTATTAACGACGGTAAGTGGATGGACTGACAAATGTCTTGGTATGAGATCTATATGATGGTTGTTGCGGTAGGAGCGGTGGTTATAGCCGCCGCGTGGGTGGCGTTCTTCACGTATTTCTATATAGCTGTCTGGCCACGAGACAGAGACAAGCAATAATACATGCCAGCACCCCGAAAAAACCCTCATCCTACAAAAAGTGCTGGCGGTTTGCCACCAGTAACGCCAATGGAGGTGGATCGCGTACGCAGAAGCGTCCTAGATGTCGTTCGCAGGAACATTCCTAAGGTAAGAAAGGTTCTAGACGGCACTATTTCATGGAATAACCAGCAGGTCCGGGTGTTTGGCCTTATGTTGAACAAGGTAATGCCCGATTTGCACCACAGTTTCAACGAACACACCATAGATACGAAGGCTGTAGGCGAATTAACCATAGCAGAGCTTGAGGAAATAGCCGCTAGGGCAGACAAAGAAGAAGAAGATGTGGTAGAACTGGTAAAAGACGAAGTCTCAGACGAAGAAAGCGAGTATTCTCTTGCCAACAGTGAATCAGAAGCAGGCAGCGAAGCAATTACTGGCGTTAAGGAGGTCTCAGAATAGTTTTATAGAGTTTGTGAAGGTGTTAAACCCCGAAATGGTGTTCGCCCCCTTCCAGATAAAGCTAATGGAGACCCTAGACGCCCTCGAAAAAGACGAACTCGGCACAACACGCCTTCTTATTACTATGCCGCCTCGTCATGCCAAGAGTTTTCTCGCCACAGTACACTTCCCTGTCTATTATCTCGCGCGTAAGGCCAACCGAAACGTCTTATCCACCTCATACAACCAAGATCTGGCAAAAACCTTTGGCAGACAGGTCCGCGACCTCGCCAGAGAGCAATTTGTCGGCCAAGCCTTCCCTGATTTCCAAATGTCAGACGAAAGCAGGGCTGTAGACGATTGGCGCACCACTTTAGGAGGCACATACTTCGCCACAGGCATCGGAGGGTCTACTACAGGCCGTGCAGCCACCCTTTTAATCCTAGATGACCCTATCAAAGCCCGTGAAGAGGCAGACAGCGCCACTCAACGCAACAAAGCTTGGTCATATTACATCTCAGCCCTCACTACCCGTAAGCAACCAGAGCCTGACGGCGCAAAAGCCATAGAGATAGTCATCCTAACCCGCTGGCACCCCGACGATGTGGCTGGCCGCCTTATGGATACCGCCGATTGGAAGGAAGGCGATTGGCATCACGTAAATTTCCCCGCTATCACAGAGTCAGACGGCGATGTAAGGCGTTCTGTACGCGATCTTCCCGAAGAAGACCCCAGATATGTAGAAAAAAACGCGCTTTCTAAGGTAGCACCGGGCAAAAGGTACTATTACGAGACAAAAGAAACCGCCCTCTGGCCCAGCCGCTTTCCTTTAGAAGAACTTCACAAGAGAAAACGCATAGATCCCAGAGAATTTGCCTCCCTCTACCAACAAACTCCGTACGTTCTCGGAGGCAACGTCATAAAACAAAGCTGGTGGAAGCATTACAACCAAGATGACGTCAATTGTAACCTCGTTATCATATCCGCAGACACAGCCTTTAAGAAAACAGAGCAATCTGACTATTCAGTCCTCATGGTCCTAGGCACAGACGCAAACTCCGACATCTACATCCTAGATCTTGTCCGAGAAAAGTGGGATTTCCCCGAACTAAAGAAAGCCTGTGTCACCCTTAACGCCAAATGGCGGGGCAAAGGACTCCGTGGCGTATACATAGAAGACAAAGCCTCTGGCCAATCGCTAATCCAAGAACTCCGAAGCAATTCCGGCATCGCAGTCATCCCCTACAAAGTTGTTAACGATAAAGTCTCCCGCCTTAACGCAGTAACTCCCCTTATAGAAGGGGGCCGTGTCTTCGTTCCTAACAACGCGCCGTGGCTTGACGCCTTCATGGAAGAAGCGCAATCATTCCCGAATGGAAAGTACGACGATCAGATAGACGCACTATCTATGGGCCTTGACGCAATGAGTAGAATAGCAGGCGTGTCCTCCGACATGCTTAATGTCCCCATAACAATGTCAACTTCTCTCAATGCCCAATTCGCGCCCCTCCCAACCAGCAATGAATGGGTAGACGCATTAAAAGAAAATCATAAAGACCGTTTCTCCAACTGGGGCGAACTCTAGGACGACAAACCAAAGACATTAGTGGATAAAGCATCATGGATTATAGAAAGAGTACAGACACTGCCTCCGACATTGTCGTAGATTTATCTAACTACATAGAGATGCTCACCAACTACGACGACATCTCGGATATGCTCACCGAAGAACACGAGAAAAAACTCGTCGATTACTGCCGCGCAGCATCCAAAATGTCTTTCGAGCGCATCTCCCGACGTTACGGTCACTGGAAAGACGCAGACAGGGCGCACGATGTCTGGGTTCCCGCAGACTCAACCAAGTTCCGTGAAAAAGCAGTCATCGCAGACACACGCGCAATCGCAGACACCGTCCTCACCTATCAAATGGCCGCTCTGGCAGGCCGAAACCCCATGTTCCAACTCGAAGGAATGAACCGCAAGTCACGCAAGGCCGCCCTCCTACTCGAACGCCTGCTCCATCAACATATGAGACGTACCGCAGGTGAAGCCCGTATAGCCCAAATGCTATTGGACAGCATACGTTACGGTTTCGCCCCTACCAAAATTGTTTGGGATCCCAAAAAGAATACAAATCACATAATTAATTTTGACCCACGTAAATGCTTCCCTGACCCCCGCGTAAATTGGGGTGATTGGGAACGCATGCAGTTCATCATCTTTGCGGACTACATATCCACCAATGCACTATTAGCTGGCGGTATGTATCCAAAGCTTGCCAAATATCCCGGCCTCCGACGGAAACGTGGCCGTCACTCAGGATGGGATGCGCATAAGCATTGGCAAGAAGAGGGCCGGGGATTGTCACTTAATCCTGAAGAACCTTCTGGTAGCGAAAATGGACACCACTTCACGCTCGACCAAGCTCGTGTGGTAGACGAAATGTGGGTTCGGCTACAAGGTTACGAAATTGGCGTCCCGTCTCTCGAACAAGTGTGGATGGTAATAACGATTATAGATGAAGAAGTCGTCATTCGGTGTCAGTTAAACCCGTACGGGCAACAGTTCCCGGTAGTCGTTGGGGGTTTGTACCAAGACAACCACAAAACCTTTAGTCAGTCTCTCTATGACTTACTGTTACCACTACACGAAGTTTCAACATGGCTCTTACGTTCCCGCATAGATAATGTCCAAGCCGCCCTTAACAACCTCGTCTTCGTAGACCCGACTCAGGTATCCGTTCCAGATCTTATAGACCGCAACCCTTGGGGTGTAGTAAGAACAATGCCGGGTGCTAAACCGGGTGACGGCGTATTCATCGCGGAAATCCCAGATGTAACCCGTGGTCACTGGAATGACATTCAGGCAATGTCCGACATGAAGCAGCGTATCTCCGCAGCTTCCGATGCCCAGCAAGGCGTACCAACCGGCGACGTACGAACAGCAACAGAAATCCAACGCCTAACCCAACTCGGCTCACAACGTCTTGGCGTCTTAGCTCGTATCATGTCGGCTACTACCGTCCGACCGATGGTTCGTATGATGACGCAAAACCTGCAAGACGCCGTAGTCCTAGAAGGTTCTCTCCGAATTGATACAGACAAAATGCCCGGAGAATTAATCCAAGTTGCACAAGACGGCTATGTAGATTTCGACGTAACGGCCCTGCAAGGAGACATAGACTATCTCGTTATAGACGGGACTCTGCCTGTAGAACCGGCAAGAAATCCTGAGACATGGATGAATATGATACAAGTTCTTAGCCAATCGGGACTACAAATGGAGTACAAAACAGGTAAGATTGTCGAAGAGGCTATAAGAGCAATGGGCGTAGCAGACGTGGAACAGTTCAAGATAACAGAACAAGAGCAGGCTGAAGGACCGTCTCCGTCACAACAAATGGCCCTAAACGAACAAGCCCGCGGAGCGAATGTTGTGCCGCAGGAAGAACTTATGCGACAAGCAGAAGCAGGTAACGTTGTCCCTATGGAACGCCAAGCACCAGAAGTGGGAGGATAACATGGCAGTTAAATCATACCAGTTAGAAAAGAACATAAGCCTCGAACCATTAGCCAAGGACTACGTCAAAGCTTTAGTAAACGAGAGCATGGCTGGCCTTAAAGAAGAAGTAAAACTTCACTTCACAGAACTGAAGGCTCTCATCGCAGATAGCAATATGACATGTTCCTGTACACCACAGGTGGACGACCTGCAAAAAAAGATGGCCTATCTTGAGTCAAGGTACAAAGAAGACGATAAGTTCACCCTGACCAAAGCAAAAATGATAAAATTCATGGTAGAAGAAGGTATTAAATGACCTCTACACCCACCACCCCCAAAACAGAGCAACTACAGTTTCGCTCGTCCAAAACAGGCGTACATAATCTAGACACTTATCTTGAGGCCTGCGAGTTTGGCACGACGACTCTGCCCGTTGTTCTTGGCACCCTATTCACTACCGCAGGTACAATAGACCCCACGGTTATCATGTTCAGGGTAAAGCCCGGTGACACAGAAAATACACTACAGGCAAGATTTGGTGTTTACTCAGACCCTGACGCAGGATGGGCAGATACAAACCAGACTATCTTCCGCCAAAAAGGTGTCTACGCAAGCGGTACATCTTATAACAGATTAGACTTTGTCGAGGACGACAACAAAGTTTACGTCTGTATAGTGGAGCATACAGGACCGGCGTCGCTTGATTCGACGAAATGGAACATAATGTTAAATGGAGACGACATCTTAACGGCCATTAACACTTTCAACACAAACTCGGCACCGAGGCTAGACAGGTTAGAGGCCGAGGTAATACTAGAGCTAGGTATCGTATAGGAGAGCAAGTATGTCTATGAACACACTAAAAGATCTTGTGGAGGCAATTAAAACCCGAAGCAAGACTATTGTAGAGACAACCTCAGGTTCTATTGCGGGGTCTACAGCAAACGATATGGTCTATATCGGAAAAGCTGTGGAAGCTATAACGGGCGCTGACGCCCTCCTGCAATTATTTGACGAGACAAACGAACCTTCCAAACTACTGGATTACGCAGCAGCGACCAGTGGCGTATGGACTCTAACCATAGAAGACGTTGGCAAACCTGTCATAAAACTTACTCAAGCCTCTGTACCTAGCGAAAGCGAACTCTCCATCGTTTGTCCAAACAGAGCGTTTACCACCGTCATAAGAAATACAACCACCAAACCTGTACGAGTTAAATACTCAGGGGGAATTAACGCAAACACCGCGGTCATCCTAGCAGGTAAAACAGGCTGGGTAGTCGGCGACTACGCTGCCGCAGGAACGGCCCAAGTTTCTCACGTTGTAGATGTTGAAGCTATTACCGCCGCCCTAGGCACGGTAACGACAACAGGCGGCGACATGATCTATCGCGCAGCCCCTCCTGCCTCCACTTCCTTCACCATAAGAGTGCGGAAATTTGTGCAGTCAGGAACCGATTACTTTCAATTCAAACTCCCGTCTGACGTATATTACCGTTCGGATATAAGTTTCAATATATGGGAGAGTAAAATTTACGTCTTTGATGTGGCCGACTCTTCAATGACGAACCACATACTCAAGTTCTCAACAACTAAAGACGGCACACATGCAAGCCCAGCGGGGACAGAACTCCTAGATATCGCGCCAACTGACAGTACCAACGACATTACGTACACAGGTACAGCAGGAAACTCAGGCGCATTAGTAACGATAACCATGCCTGCCTCTGTAACTGCGGACGTAATTTATCCATACTGCGCCACACACGCCGGTATGGGCAAAAACAGCCAGTTCAATATGACGACTGCTTCTGGAGAAGTCCGCCTCCCAATCGGCGGGATAGGCACAGCCCTTACATCCCAAGGCCCGTCAGGAAAGCCGGTGTGGGATTATATCGGCAGAGTCAGCGCCTTCCACTACCGTCTGGATATGGATCTTGGTTGTCGCGTAGCAGACCCAAGATCGCCCGGTTACCCCGGAACTGAAGGCAATGGTTATGTCCGTGACGACTTTTCCCTCCAGAAAGAGATTTCAGACGTCACAAACTTCCCGTTACACGCGAACAAAGGAATCTATCCAAACGCTCTCGCCCGTAACGACTCAGGTCCGTATTACGGCGGCTCTTGTGTTATTCAAACGTCAGACATGGCGCATAAGACAATGAACCTCTGGGGTGGAAGCAGCAATTACTGTCTCGGTAATATGAGAAACTACCCACGTCCCACATGGCATCCCACGATGTACCGCGATCAAACAAAGGGATTTGATCAAGCATACGTAGACGAGCAGAACACAAACATCGTTCAAGTCACAAGATCTCATAACAGTTCTTACTGCCTAGATGACAGAGGGCAGATGTGGTCATGCGGCTATAACGGCTATAAGCAGCTTGGCGACGGCACCACAACCAACCAGTATCGTTGGATACCTGTTGCGATGCCTTCCGCTGCCAGCGCCATTACCCAGTACGCAATAGGCGAAGGGGCGGGCAACAACGTTACGGTGATGGCCTTAGACGACACGGGTAAGGTCTGGGCTTGGGGTTACAACGCTCAGAACCAAATAACCAGTTCGAACGTCACTGCCCAAGGTATCCCTCAGGAAAACACCGGGCTGGCTGGGAAAGACATTAAAGCCATCGCTGTCAATTCTTCTGACTACCCGACATGTTACGCTTTGTCTGGTGCTTCTGACGGTTACAAACTCTATAGCTGGGGGTACAACTCTTACGGCCAATGCGGGAACGGCACGACTACCCACGTTCAAGCAGGCTCTCCACATCAAATGGCGGCTGGAAGCAATAAGAAAATAGCGGTTTTCCAAGCCGGTGGTTACGGTAGTTACGGCCAATGTCTAATACTAAATGAAGACGGGGCTTTATACTTTACCGGCTACAACTCAACTTCCCAAGCCGGTAACGGCAACGCCAGCGGTAACGTAACAACACCGACTTTGGTTAGCACCTTCAACACATCTACAGCCGGTCTTAAAGTTCTCGACATGTGGATGACCCACTGTCACCTGAGTTCCGGCTGGGCAACCACAGACAACGGAGACTTCTACAAGTGGGGGCCAAACGGTTCGGGCCAGACAGCTATGGGTACTGTCACCGGCTCACAATCTACTCCAGCAAAAGACGCTAATCTCACATGGGTCTCTAAAGTCGTAGGCAACTCGTCTGGCGGCGGATATTACAATCAGTCCATAGCTATCTGCCACGCTAACGAGGATGATTGGGACAATAAGATTAACGGGTCGATTTATGTCACAGGATACAACAACTTCGCTAACCCGGTATTCGGTACGACAGCAGGTGTACAACTGACAAGTTGGACGCCTGTCCCCCTACCAAACGGTTATCAGGGTAAAATCCGAGATGTTATGCCTATGGGTCACTCAACCTCGTCCTCTCAATACGGTGGGTGGGGTGTTCTAATGATGGACGGGACTATGTGGACTAACGGTATGGAAAACTTGACCTTCTACATAGCTGGCCGCATGACAAATTATTACACAACCGCATCATACGGGCCGACACAAGACGGTCACCACCTACAACTACGCGGTTATTATTAAAAGGAGAACACGATGGTAGCGACGGTAATTTATAGTTTTGACCACAAATCAGGGAAGGAATCGTTTGATCCCGGTGATGACGACTTTGTTTTCCAAGGGGTCCACCAGCTTGTCACAGCTACAAAAGACCTCGGAATAATAATGGTCCCTAAAGATAAGGTCAGCGACATCGGGACACAGCCCGATAGCGCAAAACTTACAGAGGTTAAAGACCTCAAGCTTGTGGCTTTTATGGCTTGCTACATGGGGTGGGATGTCCAGCCCGATAACTACACCGACGAAAAAGGCGAAGTTCTAAAAGACTACGGCTACGATCTTATTAAAGAGTACAAAGACTACGACGGTATCCAAGCAGAGGCCGACAAATTCAGGGCTTCTTAACATGAACCCAAGGCAAGCCTTAAAACTTGTTAAGGAACTACAGGAAAGCGACGGTTGGAAGTATCTCGAAACGGTGATGCACACCGAGATAATCCAAGCATCGTGTGCAATATCCGATGGTATGAATATGCCGTTGGAAGAGATCCACTACAGACGAGGGGCCATATGGGCCGCAAGAAAACTAGTGGAGTTGCCGGACACCCTCCTACGTAAACTGGAGGATGCCGTAAGGATGGAAGCCTTACAAGATGAAGACGGCAACATAGTAGGAATGGACGCTTCGGCCTCCGAAAAACAGACCGCTACGGCTGTCAGGAGAGAAGGATGAGACGAGTAAGAAGGCTCCCGGCAGGTAACACTTAACCTATCAGGAGCATAACATGGCAGTATCCCCAGTAGACGACAAAGCAGTAATCGACCAGCTAGCCAACGAACAATTAGGCGTGGCTAACATGGCGAAGGAACAAGTTGACGGCGCTGTACAAGCCGAAGTCCAGCAGGCGCAAGAAACTGCTAATACAGCAGGCGGAGCGGCAGACGGTGTAGCAGAAAGCCCGACACCCCTCGAACAGTCTGCCGAAGCTGTTTCCCCAAAAACCGAAGCGGACATGTCTAAAGAAGAAGCCTTTATTAAGGTCGCCTTCGCAGAAGGAGACGAAAGGACTCTTTCCGATAAACAAATCAAAGACACCTACAACCGTTATTCAGATTTGAATTACAAGCACCAGACAGAGGTCGCACCTATGCGGCCTATCATTGACTTCGCTAATCAAATCCAGCAAAGCGTACAGACCGACACGGGGCAGGCCGTAGGAGCGGACGACATCGTTCAATTCCTTAACGCTGCTGCAAAAGCCTACATGTCTAACCCGACTATGGGTGGACAAGTGGACCCAACCCCCGATAGCGCAGGCGTCCCACTTAGCAGCATGGCCGACGAGATGGCCGCATGGGAAGAGGAAAACGCAGTCTCGTTACCTCCCCATTACAAAGAAGCTGCTGGCACAATGCGCGCCCTCCAAGAAGAGAACGCTCAAATCAAAGACATGGTGGCAAGGATGTCTGGTCAGACACAGGATCTCGCAGCCAATGCCGCGCAGCAGGTGAACTCTGCCGACGCGCAGTCAAAAATTACTACCCAACAACTGATGGCTAATAACCTAGACGCCGCCCAGAAAGCAACTGGTCTTCCAGACGAAGACCAACAGGACTTCTTTGATTTCGCATACGGTCGCGGGTACACCCTCGAAGACTTTGTCGACGCACAGCTAACCATGAACGTTGCCAATGACTTTAAGAACTCTAAGAACAGCCCGGAGATGGAACGTTTAAAGAAG